ATCAATGTAGATGATGATTTGTTAAGCTGCACTTCTGTAAAGTAATTACCAGTGGAAAGAAAATTCTTCCACTTGATTGTCTGAAATTCTATCATTATTCACCTCGCATAGCAGAGACATACAGGTCTTGCATAATGCTTTTCAATTTATTTTTGTCTACATCAATTTCATAATTGTCGATGTAACTAGTAAGTAAAGACATAGTATCCTTTGTAGTATCCACATCACTTTGTTCTTCAAACTCAAAATCAGTTTCATCCACAATAGACAAATCTGCCACACCTGCCTTATATAAAGAATCCACAAACACATCAAACTTATACTGATCTGTTTTATTTTTTACAACAACTTTAACATATTTGTTGGCAAATGGGGAAAGTTTATATTCTCTAGTTTCATCATAAAAGATTTTATGAAACAATTGATGAGGATTCTTGATAAAATCTAGTTCTAAAGTTTCTGTATCTAAAATATGAAATCCCTTGGCATCATTACAGTCATTCCAATACATTTCATATGGAGAACCCAAATAATGAATGTTGCCTTGATTTGATTTTGTGTGAAAATGGCCAGAACAAGTTAAATCAAACTTCTTAAATAATTTAATATCCATACCAGCTTCACACTTGATACCACGCATCATTTCAAATCCATTCAACTCTAGATGTCCTAGAGCAACAGTTGCTTTTGTTTTTTTCAGATGTTTGGTAGTTTGATTCAAATTATCAGAATTTATCCAAGGAACAAGACACACATCAATCCCACCAGTATTAATAGTAGTGGCTTCTGTATAAACCTTGAAATCATTACCGAAAAGCTGTTCCATAGAGTTAATACGGTTTGTGTTCTTATAATACACATCATGATTACCAACAATAAAATGAGTGTCATATTTACGCATCTTCTCTATAAAGCCAATCTTCAATCCATCCAAAATATTATAGTTGATAAACTTTCGTCTATCAGTAACATCTCCAAGATGAATGACGGTGGTGATTTCATTTTCTTCTAGATATGGAAAAAAGATATTATCATAGAATTTCATAAAATACTCATGAAATAAAGCAGAGTCTCCCCTTGCCCCAAAATGAGTGTCGGTTATCAGGGCAATTTTCATGAAGGTTCCTTGTTATCTCTTTTCTCTTTTGCTTTCTCTTTTTTCTTTCGTTGAGTCTCTTCAAAATCTGCAAGAAAATCATCCATATTACTCTGCAAAAATTCCATAAAATTATTCTTTACAGGAGTGCCATTGGGGCCCTGCATGATTTCGTCAATTAGTTCTTGATTCTCCAATGCTTTATACTTTACATAAGTCTGCTTCTTCTCTTTCTGTATCCTTCGAATGAATGCATAATAGATGATCTGCGTAAAGTATGCAAATGGATTTTTAGATTTCTCTGGGTTAAAATTATCAATGTATAGAAGACAGTTTTCGATGCCATCTGATATCATCTCTTCTTTATATGTATAGTTGATAAAATTGGGTTTATATGAGAGATGTTGTGCAATCTTCATGATACACTCCCCTATGTAGTTAGGTACTCTAGGTCGTTCTGTATCTGATGCTTTCGCAGACTCTACTGACTCTTTATATTTGGTCATCTCTACTAACAACTTTTTGTTGTCTACATAGTGATTTCTTGTTGGTTTCTTAGCCATATTAATTCCTCAATTCAATTACATAGATAATATCATAAAAATATTTGTCTGTCAATACAAAATAATTATTTTTTCTTATTGACAGTGCGCGAATCTTTTGTTACAATGGGTATGTGGACCCTTAATGATATACTTTATTATTACCTAACATCTTCATCATGTCTTCGATAGAGTACTCTTCGTCTTCTTCTATGTCTGTTGCAGCTGGAGCATCTGTCTGATTGATTTCTTCTGCACCACCTTCGAGCAGAGCCTCTCTTCTTTTCAATATCATCTCGTAGTGATCTATAATATCAGAAGCGGGAGTGCTGATTGTCAAGACATTGAATGCTTCAATCTCAACAAAACTATCTGAACTGTATTGCAACCAATCTATTAACGTAGAATTAAAATCTCCAGTACTTGGATTCATAAACGATTTAATTTCAAAGGGGTCGTGCAATACTACTTTATTTTTATCTTTTTCATTCGCATAGGCTTTACATATGATAACTTCTTTCGTTGTAAGTCTTAAAAGTTTAAAGTCGTTCATGTATTTTCCTAACCGTAAAGTTTGAGTTCATTAATTTTAAAAGAAAACTTTTCTTCATTGTAAATATTTATGCGCTCATAAAAATGTCGTATAGCGAAATTCATATAATTCTTATGTCTCATATCATCAGCGATATCATACAAGACAGCTGAAGTTTTGTTATTTCCCTTTCTCAATCCTCTACCAATAGATTGTAAATTTCTTATTCTACTTTTAGAAGGAGAAGTGAACACAACATTATGCAAGTTCCTTATATTTATGCCTGTAGAAAAGGTTCCATATGAAGCGACAATAATTGCGTTGTCTTCTGTTTCAGTTGTGGCTCGGATAGCTTCTCTGGTTTCTGTATCAACTCCACCAGATACAAAGAAAACTTTTCTGCCTTCTTGGGCGTGATCTGATATTAACTTATGTAATGGAATTCCATGTTTCTCTACAAAATTGTAAAGTACTAGTGTATTACCTTTTAAGTCTAATGTCAAGTTTTTAATGAATTCATTTCTCCGTGGATTTGTGACAATATATTCTACCTCATCGGCATATTTCATTTTTTTAACTTCTTTGCAAGTTTCTTCAGAATATTTCAAAACTAAACATTGAATTTTAAAATCGGCGAGAGTTTTATTGTCGATCAACTTTCTAGTGGATGTGACTTGTTTTGCTTCACCAAACATTCCTGTCAATACAAGCTTATGTGTCTTAGTTCCATCTAATGTTCCAGTTGTTCCAAATCTAAATCTACAGTCAGTCAATCTGTCCATAATTTTATTGAGAGAGTTTGCCTTAAATAAATGACACTCATCTCCAATAACCACTCCAAACTGATCCCAATATTCTCTTGGCATTTTGTATATAGACTGCCATGTTGAAATAATAACTTTTTTATCTGAATGTTTATCTTGTCCGGCAAAAATCTTATGACAGTATTTTTCTACATTCCATCCATAATCTTTGAAATCTCCATACATCTGTGCAACTAGTGATGTGGTTGGAACGATTATTAATATCTTTTTATCCTTGACTTCGGGATGCATATTGTAAAAACGAACTAGTGTATATATGATGAGCGATTTCCCCGATGCTGTTGGGGATAACAAAAGCGTTCTGTTCTTTTTGATTGCGTGATATATTGCGTCGAGTTGATAATCCCGATAAGCGATAGGGGCGCCTTGGCTGTGCGGTTTTATAAACTTGGCCAAAGATTCCAAATCTTTCGGAGTAAATTCTTGGTCTTTTAAATCTTCATCATATACTATTTCATAATCATTTTTTTCGCAAAAGAATTTTAGCTGACTAACTAGCCCTAGATATAACTTACAGTTCATAGGATTGAAAAGTCTAATCTTTCCATCCCAATATTTATTTTTATACGACGGCATAAATTCAGCGCCAGGCACTTTGAATGTAAAATAGTCTACAAGTTCTTTCAACATAAAAAGTTCTGGTGAGTCTACCTGTACATAGACCTCATTTAATTTAGAAACATAAAATTTACTCATTAATTTCCTTCGAGCCACTTCTTATAGTCTATGAAATTCTTAATTGTCCATTTTTTCTGATCGACCAGAATATCTATTGTCTTATCAATTATATTAATGATTTGCTTCAATATTAACATTTTCTTTTTTGCTTTAATCATATCATTATCATCATCTACCCAAATATTAAGATCTGCCTTGAGTATTTTAGTACCTTCTATTTCCCATCCCTTGGAAATAATTTCATCTTCTGACATTTTTCCAGTATAGTATTTTGTCTTGGATGCTAATAATTGTCTATATGCTAAATCTAAGAATTGATATTTTATTTCCCAAACCTGCTGATAAGTCATCCATTTCCCAATCAAGTTCTGATTGTGAGCGAGTTCTTCTGTTAATTTTAGAAAATCTATCTTTATATCTTTTT